ACAGCGGTTGATCGGGCAATCATCGCAGACAACTTTGCAGGAATGCGGGTTATGACTGCAACCACTCTGGGGAACTACAACACCCAGGCTGGTGCTGACCGTGCGGGAACTTTGTCGGGCAACCCCGATGTTACATACCTGACTGCCAAGGATACGATGACTCAGGTTCTTCCTGTGACAGCGTTTCAGGCTAACCTGGTGGTTAAAGCTGGTGAAACCATCCAGATCACAGGCCGCAATCGCTTGAACCTGTCAACGCGTCAGCCTGTGCTAGATGAGACCGGCGCGGTTGTTGTGTGGACTGCTACTGTAACCACCGATGTATCTCTGGGAGCATCTGGCGAAGGTAACATCACTGTTACCGGTCCGGCTATCTTTGAGGCAGATGGTCAGTACAACACCACCGACACGGCAGCAGTGAGCGGCGACGTTGTAACCCTTCTGGGTGCAGCATCAACCATCATCCAGCCAAACTTGTTCTGGCATAAGCAGGCATTCTCGATTGGTTCAGTGCCGATTAAGAAGCTGCACTCCACAGATACCCTGGCGACTACTGAGGACGGCTTGCAATTCCGTATCTCTAAAGGTGTGGGATTTTTGGAGAACAACCAGAAGGTTCGTTTCGACTTCCGCCCAGCTTACGGTGTAATGAATCCGTTCTTCGCTGGTCAGGGCTTCGGCGCACCATAACCAAATAAGCCCCGTTTAGGCGGGGCTTTCTCTCTTGAGGACAAGACGATGGCATTCGATTCAACAGGTTTAAAAGCAATGGGCGGCAAAGGGAAAGCCTTCGATAAGGGCAAGATGTTTGCTTATACAACTTCCGACGCAATGGCAACGGTTCGAGCATCTGGTTATTTCGATGGTGTTTCATCCGATTTGGATGCGGAGTATTTCATTGCCGTAAAAGCATCTGACGGCGTAAGTCTTCTGGCGCTAACGCGAGACTCTACCGGTCTGATTCTTACCACTGACACAAACATTCAGGCTATCACTGGTGCTGGCGCTGTTGATGTTATTACCGCTGTCACTCAGTTCACATCTGACGGTGCAGCACAGGCTTTAACTATCGCAGACGGCTATATTGGACAACGGAAGGTTGTCGTTCATGTGGTTGATGGAGGAAGTGGCGTATTAACCCCAGCAAATGGGCTTGGGTATACGGATATCACCTTCACGACTGCTGGCGAAGCTGTTGAGCTGATGTTCCTGGCGGGTGGCTGGGCCGTAATCGGGTTTGGTGGACTTACCGCTACATTGCCGGTTATCGCTTAACTGGCACCATAACCAATCAAGGGCTTCGGCCCTTTCGTTCTGACTGATGAGTGACAAACCAATGAGTGATAAACCTAAATTTACGACCTGGGTCAAAGAGAACAAGACCGAGATCAAGCTAAACAACGCTCCAGCAACGATTGCCCAAGCGCAAGCGAATGGATGGAAGCGGAAAGCAGGCCGTAAAGCAGCAGAATAAATCATAGCCCGAGTAACCAGCGGGCACTAACACAGGGTTCTAGCATGGCTACAGCACAATATTTCGTAGACAGGGCGATGTCTAGAGTTGGAGTCAAGACAGCAGAGATCAACCTAGAACCATCAGAGGCTCAAACAGGTCTAGATCTGTTTAACGATATGATGAGCGCCTGGGAAGTGGTTAGGCCTATCGGGTTTATAGCTGCCGATACGCTAGACACCACTGTACGCATCCCTAGATTTGCGTTTGGGGCTGTAGTGGACAATTTGGCCATCGTTATCGCTCCAGAGTTCCAGAAAGCTGTTAGCACAGAGCTAGCCGCAACAGCGAGGGGCTTAAAAGACGATATGCGCACAGCATTAGTCAAAATAAGACGGGTTCGATACCCATCGACACTACCAACTGGATCAGGCAACCAGTGTCATGATTCCTTCTTAGATGATCGTTTCTTCCCTGCTGACGTAGAGACCAACTTCTGATGGCTCGCATTTCATTAGAAATAGGCACAGGCTTCTATGAAAGCGCCTCTCTGCCGTTATCGGCTCAAAGGTGCATCAACCTATACCCTGTAATTCCACAAGCCACAGCGTTAAATAAGCGCGCTCTGTTCGGGTGTCCAGGTACTAAGACACATTCGACGTCTGGAGACACTATAGCTGGGGCAAATCGTGGTTCTATGGTGATGAAAGGTGTGGGTTACTTCATCAACGGTTCCCGGCTTTATTCCGTTACTACTGGCGGTGTTATTGTTGACATCGGCACTATTACCGGGACCGGTCGGGTTTCGTTGGCCAATAACGGCCAGTTTCTTGTAATCGTAGTACCTGGGGGTGATTCTTTTGGATACGACAACGTTGCAGCAACGCTTACTCAAATCACAGATGTTGACTTCATTACATCTGACACAGTTGTTTTTAAAGATGGCTTTTTCGTATTCTCCGCTAGCGACGGAAGTGTATTTTTCAACTCTGCGCTTAATGATCCCTTCAGCTACGACGCGCTTGACTTCGGAACCGCCGAAATTAACCCTGATCGAATAGTTGCTCTGCATGTAAACCATAATGAGCTGTTTGTGGGTGGTGAGCAGACCATTGAGCTATTCCAGAATGTAGGCGGGGCCGGCTTTCCCTTCCAACGTATACCAGGCGCGAACATTCAAAAAGGCGTCTATGGCAAATTCACGTTGGCAGAGTTTGATAATACGTTTGTGTTTGTCGGCGGTGGCGAGAAAGAGTTGGCGGCAATCTGGAAAGTAACCGGATCAAGCTCAGTGCAGAAGATCAGCACATCGTCCATTGACAACGCCATACAGAAATATACTGAAGCAGAGATAGAATCAGCATTCGCGTGGACTTACGCGCAAGGCGGCAACTTCTTTGTTGGATTCACCTTTGAAAGCTCTAGAATCCCCTCTAGCACGTTCGTTTACGATGCGACTACATCAGCCCTGTCTGGTCAGTCAACATGGCATGAGCGGCAAACAGGAGTCACTGATAACCGGTGGCGCGTTAACTCTATTATAAAATTAGACAGTAAGCTTTTAGTCGGGGATCAGATCGACGGGCGGATTGGACAATTAGATTTAGAAACCTTTGATGAGTACGGAGATGTTTTGTTCTGGTTAAAATCCACGTCTCCATTCTCTAACCAGGGGAAGCGATCGTTCTTCGGTGAGGTCGAGTTATTCATGCAGGCAGGCGTGGGTCTAACCACAGGTCAAGGTTCTGATCCAGTTGTGAGAATGGCGTTCTCAGATGAAGGGGGAGAGCCGGGCACCTTCTCAAGTGAGTTCAGCCGCAAATATGGTAAAATCGGTAAACGTAAACAGCGTTCCGTTTGGCGCAGACAAGGAGATATTCCTAATGCGCGCGTTTTACAGTTCAGCGGATCTGATCCAGTTAAGCGCAATATACTGAAACTTGAGGCTAACGCAGAAGGGGGCACACAGTAATGGCAGACAAGATCATACCTCCACGAAGAGGCGAGATTCTAACGGGCAAGGGTATCGGCACCACTCGCTTTATGGAGTACCTAGAACGTACTGCGACGGTAGTTAACGAGCAAGCAGACACAGACGACACAGAGAACACCATAGCCGCCTCTCCTGCTGCTGTAGCTGCACTAGGGAAGGCTACATTTGATCGGCGTTATGCCTTGCTGGTGGGCTAATGAATTTACAAGAGAAGCAACTAGGACAATTAAGACCGGCTAACACCACGGCGGCGAGTTTATACAGCCCTGTTGCGAATGTAACGGGAATAATTAAGACGCTGCATGTGTGCAACACCACAGCCTCTTCGGCTAAGTTCAGCATTTACTCAGATGATAACGGAACGACTTACGACGAATCGACGGCGTTGTTCTTTGATGTGCTTTTGGCAGCAAACACCACAGTACAGATCAGCATGTTTGTCGCGATGGATAACGAAGCGGGTAATTTCGCAGTTCAAACCGATACGGCTAGCGCCATCACCTTCACGCTATTTGGGGCTGAAACAACATGAGTGACGGCATAAGCATATTTCCTCCTTCTCCCGAGGGCCTGGTAAGTTCAGGTAACTCAACCAGCACTCCGCTTGGTATTGGTGGAAATTTCCCAGGGGCATTTGAAGACACGATAAACTACAACACGATTACTGTGGGGATTACTGCAGACGAAGCAAGCGCTGTTGATGGGTTGGTTATTGAATGGAGCGATGACGGCGTTTCTGCGATTCAAGATGATAAGTTTACCATCGCCGCGAACTCTGGAAAGGTCTACACATTCTCCCCAGCCAATAGGTTTTTCAGGGTTGTATACACCAATGGCGGTGTTGCTCAGACCTCGTTCAGTATTCAATCGATACTCAAAAAAGGAGGATTCAAGGCCTCCAGCCACAGAGTTAAGGATAGTGTCGTTGGTGATGATGACGCTGAGTTACAAAAATCAGTCATAACCGGAGAAAATCCAGCCGGTATTTTTAAAAATGTAAAGGTGAATGACGAAGATGCGCTATCTACCACAAGTTTCTTATTTGAAGTAGCGAGGGGGAATATCCAAGGAATAAAGATGTTCTCGATTCCTGGCAGAAAGGACGCACTTAGTAATACATTACTAGACGACCTAACGCAGATACCCGGAACCACAGTTGCTCCAGAACCGGGAGGGATACAGCTTCAAGTCTCATCCAGTAGCGCGTCAGATACATCCGCGGGTACTGGGGTACAGACTATAGACATTCATTATCTAGACACCAACGGGGATGATCAGGAAGAAAATATAATCATGAATGGGGTGACCCCAGTCAATACTGTGGCTACAGACATCGACTTTGTGCAGTGGATTCACACCACTACAGTCGGAACTGGTGGGGTTGCTGCTGGAAACATAAGTGTTGAGGATACGGGCGGGGCAGTTACTTACGAATATTTGGCTGCAGGAGGCAACCAATCCCTGTCTGCTAAATACAAAGTGCCCAACAACAAAACAGGTTATGTGGTCGGATGGCAAGTGTCGGGGATTACAAAGAAAATTGATCTACGATTGAGAGCGACTGTTGAGAGATTCGACAGGTCTCTTATACCTGGTGTCTTTTTGTTTCAAGATATTATGGTTTTAAACGACGCAACTAGCGGATGGATACCGTTTGTGGTTCCACTGAAGATGCCAGCAGGAGCCGTTATCAAGCTATCCGGGATATCTTCAGTGGCT